AACATAGGTTTAGACAATACAGGCGGCTCTTCTTGGAGTGGTATTGCCTTTGGGGTAAATGCTAATAAAGTTTATTATTATGGTGGTGATGTAGCAGGAGTAGGTGGTAGTGGTTTTTTTACACAAACAGGAACTACAAATATAACAAATGGAAATTGGTATAACGTTGTAATGATTGTTAATGGCACGTCAATAACAGGTTATATTAATGGAGTGCAAGATACAGGATTGTCAAGAACTTTAGGTGCTAATATAACATACAAAAGTGGGTCTCTAAACACTTTTGGAGTAAGGCAAGGAGCTTATGGTTCTTATGGTTATTGGAATGGAAAAATAGACCAAGTAAGAATATTCAATACAGCAATAACTTCAGGAAACGTAGATACTCTTTTTCTTGAAACTTCCGCAAGTTCTACTAAATCAACTACGGATATATTCGGAAACGGTTCTGGAGTTGCTTTGTATGAAATGGAAGATAATTCTTTAAGTAGCAACTTTGGACAGGCAGCGGTTTTTAATGGTAGTAGTAGTAGAATAGTCCTGCCAAAACTTTCGGCATTAACTGCTAATGTATCGGTTTCTGGCTGGGTAAAAATAGGGTCGACATCGACAAGCAACGGTTTGAGATTTTTAGAGTTAAATAATACCGGAACCGGTTTTGCTGGAACGTTATCGGTATTATATCAACCAAATAATGGAGATTGGATAGTTAGAGTAGGTAATGGTGTTGATACAGAGGCTCAAGTTTTAATTCACGCCTATTTATTGACGCAGGATGTATGGTATAACGTTTGTTTTACAAGAAACAATTCAAGTAACGAAACTAAATTCTATGTTGACGGTGTAAGAAAAGATACTGAAACTGTATCCATTAACGGGTCTTTTCCCTCAAATGCCACTAGTGTAATTGGAGATTTAAATTATAGTTCTAGTGGTTATAGTTGGCTAGGTTCTATAGATCAAATAAGAATATTTAATTCAACACTTGAGCAGGCAGATGTAACAAAACTTTACGAAGAATCAAGCCAAATACCTACAACAAATTTAGTTGCTCATTATACACTAAACGGAAACGCTTTAGATTCAGCAGGAAGTTATGACGGTGCTGAAACAAGTATAACATACGGTAATGGTGTTTATGGCGGTACAGCTACAAACGTTAATTATCTTGGGATGGCGTTTCAACCAGATTTGGTTTGGATAAAAGAAAGAAGTGGAAGTGCGTCTCATACTATACAAGATTCAATAAGGGGTCCAGGACAATCAAAAAATATATACTCCGATAATACAGCGGCTCAAGGAACTTATGGTCAATATGGATATTTATCTGCTTTTGACACAAATGGTTTTACAGTAGTAAAAGGCTCGGGTAATCATACGAATACAAGTGGTGAAACTTACGTTGCGTGGTGTTGGAAAGCAGCAGCAATTACTACAACAATACCCGCAAATAGCGTAGGTAATACGATAGCAAGTGATGTTAGAGCAAATGTAGATGCAGGGTTTAGCATAGTCAGTTATACTGGAAATCTAACAAGTACTACTAGCGCTACTGCACAGAGTGTTGGTCACGGACTAGGAGCACCTCCAGATTTGATAATTACAAAAGCAACAAACGGTAGTCACTACTGGCCAGTGCGATCTTCTGTTTTATCTGATATGTCTCAAACACTAGTACTAAACACAAGCGTAAAAGCTATTGATTATACCGCAACTTATCCAATAGGAAGTTCAACTAATGATGTTTTTTACACAAACTGGTTAAACTCACTAAATGTAAGCGGTCAAAATATTATTGCTTACTGCTTTGCTTCAGTCCCAGGGTATCAAAAAGTGGGGAGTTATACGGGAAGTGGACCAAGTACAAAAACTGTATATACAACAGATAATGGTCTTGTAGGGGGTGCAAATGGGTTCAGACCGAGATTCTTAATGATTAAAGACAGTTCAACTTTAGCAGGAGAAAATTGGATAATTGTAGACAGCCTAAGAGAAGGAGCATCTGCACCAACTAAAGTTTTATATCCAAACACAGGCGTTGCTGAAGATCCTTATACTGTTATTACATTTACATCAAATGGATTTACAGTAGGGAACACAGGGTTAGCTAATACTAACGGTGCAACTATAATTTATTTAGCAATAGCATAATATAAAAACTATGAATACAACTATTTTAATATTAATCGGATTAGTAGTTTTGCTGATCGTAATAAACATAGCCGCAATATGGCTTACAAAAAAAGGTCTTACTAAAGACACCAACAACAACATGATTCCAGACATCCTAGAGAAGAAGTTTGATAAGATGAAGTCTGATGTATCAAAAAGAGTTGATCGTGTCGGAGAAGAGCTTAGAGACGTTACTAAGGCTATTAAGGAAGTAGGCAATCAAATCGGAGATGTGCCTAAAGCAATGAAGGGGCAGAATAGATCTGGGAAAAAACCGAATAAGAAATGAATTACGTGCAAGACACCACAGTAGGTGACATTCAAGTAAACTATATATATGTTAAATCTAAAAACAGAAACATTGACTGACTTAAAAATCTATGCTCTAAACATAGGAGCTGTAGCTACATCAATGACAAATTTAGATGTGGCCCTAAAGATTATTGCTACCATTATCGCAATAGGATATACTCTGCACAAATGGTATATTTTTTATGGAAAGAATAAGTAAACATATAACACACAAAGAAGCTGTACGATCCAATACAGCACTACGCCTGAATCTTAAAAATATTCCAGATGATTATCAAGTATCTAATATGGTTGGTATTGCTACTCATGTTTTCGAGCCTCTTAGAAAATATGTAGGCGGACCTATAAAAATTAATAGTATGTTTAGATCTGAAGAGTTAAATACTGCCATTGGTGGGAGTAAATCAAGCCAGCACTGTCAAGGTAGAGCAATTGACCTAGACGATACCTTCGGGCATAAGACCAACGCTGAAATGTTTAACTATATAAAAGATAATTTAAGCTTTGATCAAATGATATGGGAGTTTGGAGACTCTACTAATCCCAACTGGGTACACGTTAGCTACGTGTCGCAAGAAGAGAATAGAAAAAAAATTTTGATCGCTGAAAAGATTAATGGACGTACATCATATAGAGTGGCATGAGCAAAACAAAAAAACCTTTTAAAGAAACCAGAGTGGGCAAATTTCTTATTGAGAAAGCTCCTTCAATACTTGGCATAGTAGGGGACGCTATACTTCCAGGGAATGTTATCTCAGAACTTATTAGCGGTAATACAGAGCTTTCAGAAACAGATAAAAGAATAGCTCTTGAAAAACTAAGACTAGAGCGATCAGAAATAGACGGTGTAACCAAAAGGTGGGTGGCAGATTCAAATAGCCAGAGTTGGCTTGCTCGGAATATCAGACCCCTCACCTTAGCTGTACTTGTCGCCGCATATGTGGGCGGATGGTTCATGGGTCTAGAGACTGAGGATACTGCAAGCCTAGTTACATGGGTACTTTGCGGATACTTCGGAGCAAGAACGGCAGATAAGATAGGGGTAAAGTTCCCCTCCAAAAACAGCTAAACAAATAAAGCCTTAAAAATATTTGTATCTTTATATTCAAATTAAATCAAATTAAATGGATATAAGGAAAATTTCTGTTGGACCAGATTTTAAGTCTGGAGCGATGCACTACTTAGTGGGTCAGGAAATTTTAAACGGTCAGTATTTTATACATCTCATACAACACGACCCTGGAAATAATTCTTTTAAGATATGGATTCAAAGAAGTGACGAGATATTGTTATGGAAAGAGTTTGGTTCAGAAATGCCCGTGTCAATAGAGTATAATATTAATTTCTAATGAGATCGCCTTTTTACTTTATCGTTAAACCTTTAGAAGGAAAGCGATATAATAACACAAAAAATATAGGAGGTTTAGATGTCATAACTAGTTCCTCAGAAGAAGATTATAAGTTTTCAAACAGAAAAGGAATAGTACAAGAGTTACCTCTTAATTATAATGGACCTATTAAAATAGATGATACTCTGTTGGTACATCATAATGTGTTTAAGTTTTATAACGACATGAAGGGTAGGCAGCAGAGTGGTAAAAGTTATTTTAAAGATGATTTGTTTTTTATAGACAATGATCAATTTTATATGTATAATCAAGATGGCAAGTGGCATAGCCATGACCGTTATTGCTTTGTTAAACCCATGCAAAAACAAGAGTCTTCTATATTCAAAAGAGGAAATGAAGAGCCTCTTATGGGAGAAATGGTTTATCCAAATAAATATCTATCATCTAAGGGAGTTGAGCGTGGACAAAAAATAGTTTTTAAACCAGATAGTGAGTATGAATTTGAAGTAGATGGTGAGAAGCTATATAGAATGTTTGATCATCAAATAACAATGATGCTATGAGTTCAGATTTATTAAAACTACAAATAATACAAGCAGGTAAAAAAGCTGTTGAGCAATTAATAAAAGTTGCAAAGGAGGATATAATAAAGCATGATCCGGAAGATGAGCTAGCTGCAGATAGATTGAAGAATGCGGCAGCCACTAAAAAATTAGCTATATTCGATGCGTTTGAGATTCTTAATAAGATTGATACAGAGCAAGAGAATATAAATATGTCAGTTAATAAAGATAAACCTCAAACAAAACAAGGCTTTGCAGAAAGAAGATCAAAATAAAATATATAGTAATGTAAAGGATTTTATTCCTTCTGGAGTTCTAAAGAATAAGAATAATAATCGATCATGGCTTTACGGATATAATGAAAAGTATAAGCTAGTTGTTATTTCTAAAACAGGTCAAATAGATCAGGTAATAGAAGTTAATGGTTTATACATCGGTCTACCGATGCAACCCAAGGAAATACATAAACGATCTGATTCTAAAGTTGATCAGTATTGGGAAAGGGAATCTATACCAAAGCAACTATCAAGAATTAATTCTATATTTCAATGGAATGAAATGTCATCGTTGTTTAAAGATAAGTGGGTTGACTACATAGAAAAAGAATTTGACAGGAGAGAGCTAGGCTTTTGGTTTTATAACAACGGTATTAAAACTTATATGACTGGATCTCACTACATGTATTTACAGTGGACAAGTATTGATATAGGGTATCCAGACTTTCGAGAAGCCAATAGAATTTTCTTTATCTACTGGGAAGCGTGTAAGGCTGATAAGAGGTGCTTTGGCATGGACTATCTAAAAATAAGACGTTCTGGATTCTCATTTATGGGATCGTCAGAATGTGTTAATACTGGTACTTTAGTAAAAGACTCTAGGGTAGGTATACTGTCTAAGACTGGGTCTGATGCTAAGAAGATGTTTACAGATAAGGTTGTTCCTATTGCCAATAGGTTACCATTTTTTTTTAAGCCTATTCAGGATGGTATGGATAAGCCAAAAACAGAATTAGCATTTCGTATACCCGCTTCTAAGATTACTAAAAAGAATATGTATGATACTGTAGATGATGAGCTTTATGGCTTAGATACCACTATTGACTGGAAGAATACAGATGAAAATTCTTATGATGGTGAAAAATTACTTTTATTAGTTCATGATGAGAGTGGAAAATGGCTAAAGCCTAATAACATATTAAATAATTGGCGCGTAACTAAGACTTGTTTGAGATTAGGTAGTAAGATTATAGGCAAGTGTATGATGGGCTCTACCTCTAATGCTTTAAATAAAGGAGGTGCTAATTTTAAAAAGTTGTTTGAAGACTCTGATTTATCTACACGTAATTCAAATGGTCAAACTAAAAGCGGTATGTATTCTTTGTTTATTCCTATGGAGTGGAACATGGAAGGTTTTATAGATAAGTATGGGATGCCTGTATTTTACAAGCCCGAGAAACCTGTTCTTGGAGTTGATGGAGAAATGATCCTTAATGGTGCAATTGATTACTGGCAAGCTGAAGTTGATTCGCTTAAAAAAGATCCAGATGCATTGAATGAATTTTACCGTCAGTTCCCTAGGAGTGTATCGCATGCGTTTAGAGATGAAAGCAAATCTTCTTTATTTAATTTAAGTAAGATATATCAACAGATAGATTATAATGATTCGCTTATCATAAATCAGCATGTAACTACAGGTAAGTTTTATTGGAAAGACGGAGTAAAAGATACTGAAGTTATATTTACTCCTGATCCTAACGGTAGATTTAGGGTGTCTTGGACTCCTAACAAATCTTTGACAAATAGAAAGCAGACTAAAAATGGAGTTTTCTATCCTCTAAATGAGCATATAGGCGCATTCGGTTGTGACTCTTATGATATATCTGGAACGGTAGGAGGAAGAGGATCTAACGGGGCTTTGCATGGACTTACTAAATTTAATATGGAGCAAGCTCCTAGCAATGAGTTTTTCCTAGAGTATGTTGCGAGACCACAAACGGCAGAGATATTTTTTGAAGAAGTATTAATGGCGTGTATTTTTTATAGTATGCCGATACTTGTAGAGAATAATAAGCCAAGGCTTTTGTATCACTTTAAAAATAGAGGTTATAGAGGTTATAGTATGAATAGACCTGATCGTCATTTTAATAAACTATCTAAAACAGAAAAAGAATTAGGAGGTATACCGAATACATCCGAAGATGTTAAGCAATCACATGCAGCGGCTATTGAGTCGTATATAGAAAAATATGTAGGCCTAGATTTAGATGGAGCTTACCGAGATGTTTCTGAAATGGGAAGCATGTATTTTATGCGTACCTTAGAGGAGTGGTCAAGGTTTGATATTAATAATAGGACACAGTTTGATGCTAGTATTAGCTCAGGTTTATCTGTTATGGCTAATCAAAAAAACCTCTATTTGCCTGAACAAAAACAAACCAAAATAAATCTTAACTTTGCAAGATATACTAATAATGGAGTT